AATTTGCAATCGAATGGCGAGAGGGATTTCACGGTTTCAGCCACAAACCAGCCTTATGCAGTTTTTTGGCAGCAAAAAAACGCGGGGACGGATGGGGACCATTTTACGAGCGCGACGTGGACGAACACGATGCTTAACACAGTGAATCGGGATACGCTGTCGGCATTTTCACTTTCGGGCGGTGTATTGACGGTGAACGCGGCGGGGGCCGGCCGATGGAAAGTTCGAGCGGTAGTGCCAATCGTAGATTGGGACACGGGAAGCACTCACTACAATAAGGCGCGGTTGCGACGGACGAATAACACAGCAGCGACTTTGTTAGTAGGCCAGGTGGGGCTTCACGTTGAGGAAACGGATGCTGTGCATATCGTGGGTTCGGTGGCGCTGTCTTCCGGGGACACTTTGGAGTTGCAGGGATGGGCAAGCAGTCCGACGCCGCAGTTTGGGAAATCGCCAGGTTCGGACACGAGCGGCGAGGTGAACATTTTTGCGCTGATCGAGTTTGAGAGGGAATAGGCGCGTTGACGGGCGGGCGATGGTGAGTGATAGGCGGAAGTTCAGAACGTTTTTGGGACCGGGAGACTGTCGGGGTCATTGTGGCCGCGGTGACGTCGGGAGGGGTTAGCCTGGCGCAGATCAATGCGGGCCTGACGACGGTGGTGTTAATCGGATCGGCGATCTATACGTGGCGCAAAGTCCTGCGAGGGAGGAAGAAGTAATGGAGACGTCGATTTTCACGGCGCTGTTTCAGCAGGTGATCAATTCGCCGGCGTCGCTGCTGGTGATCGTGGGCCTGAGCGTGATTGCGTATCTGCTCGAGGTTTGGCCGCGGTTTAACAGCAAGTTCATTCCACACATTTGCGTGCTGGCGGGGGCGTGCAGTTATTGGCTGTTCTCGAGCCGATCGAGCGTGCCGCCGGGTTTTCCGCATCCGGCAGCGGTCCTGGTAGTGAACGGGATCATCTGCGGGTTCATTTCGTTTTTGGTTCATGTGTCTTTGATCGCGAATCTGATCAAACGGTTCGGCACGGCCGGGCCTGCTCAACCTCCAACAAATCCTCAAAATCCATCATGAAAAATAAGAATGGCAAAACAACGGCAATGTTAACGGTCGTGGCGATCGCCGCGGCGGTGATCTTCACCGGCACGGGCTGCAGGACGGTGACGAGCACGGATCCGATCTACGGGACGAATGTGGTGACGCGAGTGCCCGATGTGGCCTTGATGTGTACGACGGCACAGAGCGCGGCTTACCTGGGAAGCGTGATTTACCTGAACGGGTTGGGATCGAAGAATTTTCCAGCGCATCCGGAGGCGAGGCCTCAATTTGAGCTGGCGAGGACCTCGCTGAGGGCTTTGATCGCCGGGGGGAGCTTTGATGGGGCGCAATTGACGGCGGCCTTGCAGGGATTGCCGATCCAGGAACTGCAGGGGGCGCAGGGAAGTTTGATCGTCGGGGAGGCTGTCATCTTGTGGGACCAGTATGGGCAGCAGTTGGCAAGGCTGGATAAGGCGCAGATTTTCGCGACTTACGTGCTACCGGTGGCGAAGTCGATCCTGGATGGGTTGGATATGGCGTTGGGTCCGCCTTCGCCAAGCTCCGGCGCGACAAGCGCGACGCCGGCGGCGGCTGCGCCTTAGCTGCATGGACTTCGTTGGGTTGATCAAGTCGGGGTTTCAGTTGGTGGCGAACTGGCTGGGGTTTGCCAAGCAGCGGGATGGGGAGAAGAATGCTCCGGACATGAAGGCGGCGGCGCTGGCCAAAGATGAGCAGGCGGCGCGCGACAAAACCCGAAAGGCTATCAGTGAAGGAAATATCGACGAAGAACGGCGCGAGCTCGCTGAGTGAGGATCGCTGGATTATTTGGGTGTGCGCTTTAGTCGTGGGCGCACTTTACCTGGCGGCCGGGATCGTCTTGCTTTGCTCTTTTGGTTGCGCCTCGACGGTGCGGCCGAAGATCGCTCAAAGCGCCCAGGCGAGCTGGGATGGCACAGAGCAGAATTCCGGGTTGATCGGGATCGCTCCGGACGGACGAAGGATTATCACGGCGCACGCTCGGGAGCGGTATAGCGCTTTGATGAAGGATTACGGGAAATTCTTCGAACGCCCAGTAACTGATCCGAACGAGGGGATAACGCCGACGGGGACTAATACGTTTTTGATCGATCCTCAGCATGAGGAGTATTTTATCGACGCGATCCGCTGGGAGAAGCAAAAGCGGCCGCCATGGGATCCATGAAGACCAGGCTGTCGTTGCTTTGCTGCTGCTGCCTTCTGGCGCAAGGGTGCACGGTTGTTTCTGCGAACCGGGTCTTTCCGAAGCTTGATTGGTACTGGAGTCGCGACGCGAAGATGCAACGTGAGAGCCGGCAGCAGGGGAGAGTGACGCCGATTGAGGAGACGCCTTTTATGACAGCCTATGACAAATAGGTGTCGTAACGTGGCGGAACTTGGCGGTTTTGAGGTTTTGGGGGATAGAGGGCGTGAGGCGAAAATGGGGCTGTAAACTCGGTATTACCGAGTGAATTGGAGTGGCGGGAGCGGCGGGGCTCGAACCCGTAACAGGCGTCGGCAGATCAAGGGGTTTAGGAGGCGACGGAAATTTTATGACGCCGGTATGACAACCGCGTGTGACCAATTGGTCACTTTCAGGCGCGGAATTTGATCTCCAAAACTTCGGTGGGGAGATCTTCGTAGAAGTCGAATTTGACCTGGGGAATGTCGCCGGACATGGGGTGAATGTTGAAGTAGCGGGTCGCCTGGCCAGGCTTCGGAGTCTTTTTGTAGTTGTGGAGAATGCGGTCCGGAGAGGTGCCGGCTTCGGTGGCGACTTTGCCAATGTTCTCAGTGATGGCGAGGCGGTAGCTGATGAAGGATTTCCGGAGGCCATTGTCTTTCCATTTGATGCCGGCGCGGTTCGCAGTCTCGAGGAGGGCGTTGGTGGCGTTCTCGATCGGACAGACGGGGCCGCTGTCCTGGACGTAGCGCTTGAGCCAGGCGCGGGCGTTGGGTTGGATCTTGATTACGCGGTCGATCCCGATTTTGCGCGCGACTTCCTGGAGGACGTGGATCTCGCCAAAGCAGGTTTTGGTTTTGCCGTTAGGCAGATCGATGGTCCACGGGGCGTCGAGGTCCACCTGGGCCCAGTCGAGGACGGGGGAGCCGGGGGCGGAGAGTTCTTCGTGGCGAAGTCCGCAAAAGCCGTTGCAGATCATGAAAGGGATGAAGGGCTTGGCGCGTTTATTGCCGGCCTCGATGGCGACACGGGCGGCCAGAAGCTTGAGCATTTCTTCCGGAGTGAAGATTTCGATGCGGACAGGTTCGTTTTCGACGCGGACGACTTCGGCCATGGGGTTCCAGTTTTTGGGGACGTCGCCGGCTTCGCGGGCGTAGCGAAGGAAGTCGCCGATGTTGCCGCGGTAGTTGTTGCGGGTGCGTCGGGCAACGGGAAGTTTTCGGAGCCAGTCGTTGATCTGCTGCGAGGTGATGGAGGCGACGGGGCCGGGGAAGGACTGGACGAATTTGGGGAGGCGGCTGCGCCAGTCGTCCACGGTATTTTTTGAGGAGCCGTCTTTTTCGCGGATGGCAATCATTTCATCGAGGATCTCCTGGGATGGGCGATTACGGACGTCTGCAGGGCGGGTGTCGTTGTAATGGGCGATGACTTGTTCGAGCGAGACGCCGGCGGGGAGCTTAGGGACGTGCTCGGTGTATTCGCTGATCACCAGCTCCATGGGCTTGATGATTTCGGCGCGCTCGAGGAGTTCGCAGCAACGGAGGTAGCTGGCGCATTGGGCTTCGCTGAAGCGGGCGCGGGCGAGCTCGCCATTGGCGAGGGCGATGGCTTTTCCTTTGGCGAAGGTGGTGGCGCCGTCGAGGGTGGCGCGCATGGTGCGCTGCCGGGGGCCGCCGGCGTGCTCGCGCCAGGCGATGGTGAAGGGGCCGGTCTTTTTGCGGCCATAGATCTTGATGACGACGGAGCCGGCGGGGACGATCTTGACAGGTTCGCCGCGGGGCTTCTTTTGTTTCGGGATAGTGACGCGGACGCGGCCGGAGGGGTCGCGGGTGATTTGAAGGTTGATCCTGGGACGGGCCTGAGGGATTTGAAATTTGAAATTTGAAATTTGAGAGGGGGAGCGGACAGGTGTGGTGTTCATGGGCTTTGACTGGTAGGGTTATATTACATGGGCGAAGATTTTGATGTCCTGGATGAGAAGCGCGACGGCGATGGGATTCTTCTCGGAACGGTGCTTGTAAATCGTCTCACGGGCAAAATCTTGTTTTACGGCCGTTATGCTCGTGAGGAAGTGGACGAAATCTCCAAGCGAAGCAATCCAAAGAACTCTTTGGGCAAATCGCCGTCCAGCCAAGCCGGAAGCATGACGAACTGATAGCCGCCGTGCTGCATCGCGGCCTCGTCTGGCAATTGGCGCGGGTCGATGCCCCAGATCAAGCCCAACCCATCCCTGGATTCATTAGCCTTAAGGGAGATCCAAGTTTTGGTTTCGGTTGGCCTCGAGACTAAGTCGGCTCCAATCCGCTCGGTCTTTTCTCCGCGGACGTTTGCCAGGAATTTAACGGCCTTCAATGCAGTAACTTTGTAGGACATAATTTATTTTTGGGTGCCGGCGATGGAGTTGGTCCGGGCGGGTTTATTTGTGGTGACAAGCAAGACCATGTGGGGAAGCCCATAGTCGAGAAATTCAAGAGTGCGATCGCCATATCGAATCTTCCCTAGCGGAAATGCCCTAACCGAAACTCTCTTGTCCAGGGATGGCCACAGGGCAATTGGATAGTTGGTGATAAAATATACGCGGTGAGTCGGAACCTGCTTTTCTCTTGTAACCGAGCTAACAGGAGGAGCATATCCACCAACGCTCTGATTTGCTGTCAGAGGGCCCGGTCCAAGAGAGTGAGTTTCGTAAACAGTTTTTTCCCCAGAAAGAACGATCGCGTTGGTAAGAACTTGTGTAATTTTCCATTCGACTGTTTTCCAGAGAACACTTAGATCGGCGTTGTAGAGCTTTCCATCGACGTCGCGGTAACTAGATGCGGCTGGGACGAGGTTTGTCGTCAGCGTTTGAGCAGAGACGGGAAGGATGGCCAATAGCAAATAGCAGATGGCAAATGATCGGATTGTCGCATTCATGGGAGTGGCATGGGGTTTGCGGTTTATGATTTGGGAGTGGGCGCGAAAAAGTCTATTCCGGGGAAGGACCAGTGTCCTTGCGGCGCTTGCGAGGCTTACCGTACTTTATTGGCGGGGATGTCTGAGACGGAATTGCTTGCCCTGGCGGAGTTGTTGTCGCGGAGGGCTGAGGATCTGAAGGAGCGTGTGGCGCGGCGCCGTGCCCGGCGGAACTGATTTGTCTTTTTGCCTCGGCGGCTATTTCGTAGGCGACCTGGTGTTCGGGATATTTGGCCGGCGTCGGAACATGCGTGGGCTCAAGCCGGAATTCGATAGGGACAACCAGGCGGAAATCGTTTGCCTCGATGGCTTCGACGGCCGCCTCGATGGCTTCCTGAGCCAAGGTATGCTTTTTCTGCTTAATTTTCTGCGCGCAGTTTTCCAGCCGCCTTGTTAGTTCCGGACTTAACCGCAGGGAGATAGGAACGGTCTTTTTAGTGGCCACGGGGACACTCTGAAACAAAATGTAGTGAAATGCAATATTTTTGTTGACGGGTGTGTGAAATTCACTACAATGCGTTGGTAATGAGCAAGCAGTCGAACAAAACGGCGAACAAACCAGACAATAAAACAATTCCGTTGCAGATCCGTGTTGGAGAGGACACGCGCGAGAAGCTGAAGGTGATTGCCGAGAAAAACGGCCTGAGCCTGAACGATATAGCGACGATGTGCCTGGCAGCGGGATTGAACAAAGTTTCGGTTAAGCTGGACGAGATCAATTCTCCAGAGCCCGCCGAGCAAGCGGCCTAGTCCGCGCGTAGAAAGAGAAAGCCCATGAACACCACGAATGGAGTTTTGCCGTCTGCAGCCAAAGGAATAGCCAATAGCCGATTGCCAATAGCCAAGCGGAGGAGGGCGGTTTCGGGGGAGCAGGTTTATTCGAGGTATTTGAAGGGGCTTTTCAGGTTGCGGGAGACGCTGCGAAAGGATGGGGAGGTTGATTATGAGCTGGGGCCGATCCAAAAGTTGATCGATGAGGCCTCGACAAAGCTTTGGGCGTTGCGGGATAAGCGGTTGATGAAGCAGGCCGTCCGCAAAGATAAGGGCGTGGTTTGTTGGGAGGTATTTCATCCGAGGAGTGAGAAGCCGTTGGATGTGGGGTTTTTCGACACGCAACGGCATGTGGTGCGGACGCCGAACCGGGTGTTCGAGGAGGGAACGTACGTCACGATCAAGGCGGAGTGGCGAGTGGCGAGTGGTGATCCGTGGACGGAGCTGGATCGGGAGTTGCATCGGGTGCCGTTTGATCTGGGGAAGTTCGAGCAGTTTCATCGGGATTTGAGGGAGTCGCTACGACGTCACAAGCTGAAGAGGAATTGGCTGGTGAAGGATGACCAGGGGCACGTAACTCGGGTGAGCTGTGAGACGGAGGTGGAAGCGTTGAGCCGCGTTATGTGGTCCGTGAGCGCGGAGGAGGAATGGTGAAGGATTGGCAACTGACAATTCTGTGCGTGGCGGCGCTGTCGTTCGGCGTCGGGGTAATGGTGTTTTCGGTGGGGCGATTGATCGCGGAGGTGCGGAAGTGGAAACAGTTCAACAGGACTTACCTATGAAGAATAGGAAGCAGATGGATGAGCGGCTGGAGATCACGATTTTGGCGGGGAAGTTGAGTCCGTCCGGGGCGGACCTGGCGCGGGTGACGTTGGAGCGGTTGTTCGAGATCGGGGCGGCCTCGACGTCGGAGCCGATCTGCACGGCGGTGCGGAAGTTTTTGAGGACGGATAAAGCGATTTTGTACGTGCGGCGGGGTCAGGGGTTGCGGTTGATCCAGGCGTATCGGCCGGATGACATGTTTCCGATCGAGGAGAGCTGAGCATGGAAACTTCAAGTATCAACATTCCGCCTTCGCCCAAAAGCAGCTCCGGCGCGACAAGGGCGACGAATGGCAATAACGGGAATGGAGTGGAGAGGCCGGGGCCGACGGTGGTGTTGCGGTTCGATGTGATGGAGTTGGGGAGCCGGCTGTTTGTGGGTGCGTATTGCTGGGCGACGGTGGCGACGCAGGATGGGCAGTTCGCGGCGGTGATTCATAACATGCTGACGCGGTATCAGGCGGAGGAGCTGGCGCGGGCGTTGAACCGGACGTTGGAGGGAATGCGGGAGGTGATCGGGTTGAGCGAGCGGGCGATGGCGAAGCAGTTGGCGATGGATTTCCGGCCGCGAATTGAGAAGAGAAGGGCTAAACCGCTAATCCACGCTAATGGGGAGAAATCTGAAACGCGGAAAACTGAAAGCTGAAACCATGGCCACAAAAGAGCACAGAGAACACAAAGAGGCGGAGAGGCCGCCGGCGACTTTGACGTTGGAATTTCCGGAGGGGAGTTATCGGCAGGCGTTGGAGCATCATTTCCTGGCGCGTGATTGGTTGCTGAATAACGGGTGCTGTTTCCGGGATGACCTGGACGGGATCATCAATAGTCCGACGTACAAAGGGCAGAAGTGTCCGGGTGGAATTGTGCCGGAGGAATGGCCGGAGGATGGGGGTTGGCAAGTGACGGTGGATTTTTGGACGTTGCCGAGCGCGACGGAGTTTCTGAGGTCGAAGCAGTTGCCGGCGGGAGCGAGGTGGGCGGAAAAAGCTGAAACGCTGAAATCGGAAAGCTGAAATCCAATGGCCACGAAAGAGCACAGAGAACACAAAGAGGCGGAGTTTAACCGCTAATCAACGCTGATAAACGAATGAATAATTTTGCGCATTTGAAGCGGGAATCGGAGTGGTACGGGTTGTTCGAGAATGGGATGGCGCCGATTCAAAACGTGTTGCTGCCGGTCCGCGCGCACCTGGAAGGGCTGGGCCCAGCGGAGGTTCACCTGGTCGATGTGGCGAAGTTAACCGAGGAGCAGAAGCGGAAGATTGCCGAGGCGGTAGCGGCAAAGAAAAACGCGAAAGCTTCTGAGGTGTTGGCCTGGATGGAGGATGGCGGTGTGATTCCGATCCGGGCGGACCAGTGCAATGGAACATGCTCGGACACAAGGGCATTTCTCTAAAATCTGAGATTTGAAAGCTGAAATTCCAACGATCGAGCAATTGCTGACGGCGGAGGAGTTGTTGCGGATTCTGCCGATCAGCCGGCGTTCGCTGGCGCGGCTTACGGGCGGAAGGAAGAGGAAACCGCAGATCGCGATTACAAAGGTGGGCGGCCAAATATTTTATCCGGCGGCGGGGGTGCTGGAATACATCGTGAGCAACACGGTGCGAGCGGACAATGGCTACGGTTACCAGGGAAGGCGGCTGGCGGCGGAGGATATGGAGGTGCTTTGGGAGAGGATCGTAAGGTTGGTGCGAGTTGAGGTGGAGCGAGTGAAAACTCCAAGCACCAACATCCAAGCTCCAGAGAAGCACCAAACTCCAAACTTCAAGGAGGCGGCGTGAGCGCCAAGCGAGATCCGCGGCGAAGGGCCTGGACTGTTGATTGTTACGGGCGCAAACGGGCTTCGCATGATGAGGTTTGTTACTGCGCCAAGTTTTGCGAAGCGTTTGATATTCTTCGAACTAAGAGACATCTGCGGATCCTGAAATTGGTGGCGCAAGGTATGACCCCATCAGCGGCAGCGAGGCGGTGCGGGTATAGCGCACCTCGGGGACATCAAATTCTGGCTTTGTCGGTGCAGAAGGCGAGGAGGGCTCAAACGAATATCAGATCAGGGGGCCTCGCATCGTATCTAATGTTCCCAATGAAAAGTCCCATAATGCTTAATCGGGATCGCTTGCTGCTCAGACTCAAGCAAGCCAAGGCGCTTGAACGCAGGATCGAGCGGGTAAAGGAGTTAAAGAAAACCTTGAGAAGGCTTTTGAAGCAAATCCCTCAGGAAAGGAGGGCCGCGTGATGGATGGGTTTTTATTCTTTGCAGCGGCGTTACTCGTGCTGACGCATGTGGCTGGGTTTTGCTTTGGTTATGCCGCGGCGTTGCGATCCCAGATTCGATTCATCAAGAGGGGGAGGAAATGAAGCAGGAGGATGTGACAGCGACGGGTTTGCCGGAGCCGGGGATCACGTTTGTGAAGCTGGCGGATGGGGGGATGAACGCGATGGCGTATCTGGACACTTATCCAGGGATCGGCGGGTTGGAAATGCATGTGCATGAGGTGTGGGGGGCGGACGAGTATCAGGTGACGTTTTCGCGGTCGGGGTTGCGGGTGACGTTCACGGCGTCGTTGTTTCAGTTGAGCGCGATGGAGCAGGCGTGCCTGGCTTATGTGCAGCGGCTGCGATCGGAGCGGCAATGGCCGACGATGGCGACGTTGATGGATGGGCCGATCGAGGATAGCGCGAACCGGTTTTTGGTTGGGGTGCGGCGAGGAGCTGATCAGGAGGAGGAGGTTTTCATTAACAAGGTTGTGCCGTCGAAGTTGACGAGGGCAGCGGCGATCAACCTGGCGGCGTGGCTGGCGTTGATGGCGGATCCGGGAGGGCAGGAGTTTTGCAAGGTGTACAACAAGATCAAAAGCTGAGAACTGAAAGCTGAAAACTGAAATGAGTTTTTACCGCTAATCTTCGCTAATGAACGCTAATCACGTCATGAAACTGATTGCGCCCATAATCGTTCCTCGTACGAGCCCTGATGAGATTTATCGTCTTGGTCTTGAGGCGGGAAAGCTTCTCAAGGTGCGCGATCGTCGTGGAAAAACAAAAGCCTGGCTAAAGAAACGGGATGCTCACTTGAAACGTTGCCGGGAGGCAGGTTTGAACATCGCCGATGATGCTCTGGATGGGACCCCGGCGAAATGAACCTCAGAGAGTTTACAGCCAGGGTGAGGGCGCAGAGGCAGCGGGGTGAGGAGTTGCATCATGCGGTGGTGATGATGCCGGGATTGGGGGAGAGACCGGCGCGGGTGTTCAGGGCGATGGATTGTCCGACGGAGAATGGCGCGCGGTTGGAGGTCCTGGAGTGGGCGCAGCGGCATGGGAAAGTGGAAAGTCTGCGATGGGAATAACGAATAGCAAATAAAGGTAACGATGAGAAAAATTGAAATCAGTCATGGACGGTTGAGCCACGGGCCGGATATCCGGGGGATAGCGGCGGGGTTGCCGGCGTCGGGGCCAAGGTATGATTTTCCAGCGGTGGCGAAGTTGGAGAAGTTGTCGCGGGATGAGAAGCGGCGGAAGGCGGAGTGCGAGGGGAAGATCGCGGTGTGGGAGGAGTATTCGATCGAGGCGTCGGCGGCGATCAAGATGATCCGGGATGAGCGGTTGTATCGGGATGAGTATGCGACGTGGGATGAGTATTGCGAGAAGCGGTGGAGCTGGAGCGCGCGGCACGGGCACAGGCAGTGCAAGGCGGCGGAGATAATACAGAATTTGCTGACCACAGGACTACCAGACCAAGGGACGAAGGGGCCGGAAAGTGACCAATTGGTCGCAAAAGGGACGACGGACGACCAGACTAAGGGACCGCAGATCCAGTTGCCGACGAATGAGAGCCAGTTGCGGGCGTTATCGGGGTTGGAGCCGGAGGAGCAGAGGCGGGTGTGGGCGGCGGTGCTCGAGGAGTGCAGATCATCGAGGAAAGAGCCGACGGCGACGCATATCATCGCGGTAAGGGCGAGGGTGGTTGGGGGAGGAGTGCCGGAGTATGATTTGGGAGGGGGGGAGGAAATAGCCGATAGCCAATCGCCAATAGCCAAAGGGAAGCAGCAAGATCCAAAAGGGGAAAAGAGAGGGCCGGAAGTGGAGGCTGATTTTTTGGCGGCTTGTTTGGGGCTGCAGGGCTGCCGGGAGACCGTTCGTATTTCGCTTCTGGAGGAGCGTTTTCGATGGACCTATAATCGCGCGCTCGAGGTGTTTGATTTGTTGGTGGAACGGAATCGGTTGCGGGATGGGAAGTTTGTTAGTGCGCCGGAGAGCAAGAGTGAGGAGGCGTTTCCGGGCGGGCCGCAGGCGATTGAATTTAATCATGCGCTGGCGAAGGGAACGATCCGGTTCACGAAGGGGAGCGCTGGTTGGTTGTGGGCGTGGGGTTATTCGTACGCAGTGGGGAGCAAACAGTCCAGGCGGGCGGATTTCGATCCGACGGATGGAGCGGTGCCAACTCGAGAGGGGGCGATTCGGATGGGGGCAACGGCTTTGCGTGAATCGGCGTTGGTGGTGTTGCGTGGGCCCACTACTCCAGGGAAACAGAAGCGGATAGCGAAGATGTTGGTGGAATGGTGCAATACGCAGATTCGCGAGGCGGGCGCGACGCGGACTTCTGAGGAGGGAATAGCCGATAGCCAATCGCAAATAGTCGAAGTTGAGAGAACAGAGGTTGCCGAGCCGGAGTTGCAGCTCGAGGGGGAGAAGGTTGAGGAGGAAGCGGGTATCAGGGAAGTGCTGCGGCTGGCGGTGGATGAGAAGTTAAGCTGGCTGGCGAAGAAAGCGCTCGAGCAGTTACGGCCGTTACAATCGGTTTTGGAGGCGAGGGAGTTTCCGACGGTGATTTATGATCAGTTTGGCCAGGCGCGGTATTTCATGGGGTGCATCGAAAGCGAGCTGCAGAGGATCGTGAAGGAGGGGTTTCGGGGAAAGCAGAAAGAAGAAAGCGGAGAGCAGAAAACGGAAAAGCCACAAAAGAGCACAAAGGGCGCAAAGAGGAGGAGCGCGAACAGAAGGCAGCAGGTTGAGAATCGCAAAATCACGATGGCGGCGAAGAGCGCGCACAGCAAGAAATCGACGGGCGGGACCAAAGCGACACGGGCAATGGACGCGCAGGAGGATTGGTTTGTGGCGCTGGCATTTAACGCGAATTCGACGCTGGCGAAGAAGCCGTTTTATGCGGGGCGTGGGAAGTGGACGAGTGATTTGAAGGAGGCGATGCGGGGCGAGACGTCGGCGGCGGGGAATCGGATGCTGGCTGGTATCAAGGTGCCCGGCAAGGGAGTGGTGGTGGAGTTGCGAACGATCGAGGAGGCGCAGCGGATCACGAAAATGTACAAGCGCCAATGAGTATCTACGCAACACAATGGCCGGTGTGGCCGGAGGCAGAGATTTTGCGCGAGCCGGTGCGCGGGAATGCGTCTGAGCCGGAGGTGATTGTTCGCCGACGGCAGAGCGGCCTGGTTGGGCCCAACGGAGAAGATATCGGGGTGTTCGGAGGGCTGCCCCACATTTCGCTGTTTGCCGGGATTGATGGGTTTTCGCTCGGGATGGAATGGTCCGGTGGTTACGAGACGGTTTTGCAGCATGAAATGTCGGAGATGTGCTGTCACACCTTGCTGGCGAATCGGCCGGGGCATTTCCGGAGCGCGGCGTTGATCCAGGGCGACATCTTCAAGACGCCGACATCGATGATCCTGGAGGAATCAGGCCTGATGGTCGGAGAGTGCCGCGTCGTTACGGGAGGTCCTCCTTGTCAGGGTTTTTCGTGGGCGAATTCCAACCGAGGAAACGGGCACGATAAACGCAACGATTGCATTCTCGAGTTCGTGCGAAAGGTGGATGAGATCAAGCCGTGGTTCTTTATCTTCGAAAATGTCCCGGAGTTTTTGCAGCTCAATAAGGGGGAGTATTTTGAATCGTTTTTGGAGGTGGCTTACAACAGTTATTACGAGCTGGTTTATGGGCTGATCGATTGTTGCGAGTATGGCGTGCCTCAACGGCGGGTGCGGTTCATTTGCATGGGAACGCGAAGGGACGTGGCGGAGGTCAAAGGGCAGATTGCCGGTCTTCCGGCGCCGGAGCATTTCGGGAAGTCAGATCTCAGAATTTTGCGGGCTGCGGACCGGCGTCCAGAAAAGTATCCAGAGGCAGCCTCGATCCGGCGGGCGCCCGGGATACGGTATTTTCCAGATCGCCCGGTCCTGGTGCCACCGTCGCCGGCATATCACGGTGGCCATGGTGATGATAATCACGAATTCGACGGCCGTCCGAAATCGTTCCTTAAGTTTTATGATCGCTTGGCGAAGGAGGAGCCGGATCGATTGGTGGAAATCGGAAAGGAGGCGGCATGAAAGCGCCCTTTCCATGGTTTGGAGGCAAGCGGCGCGTGGCGGGCCTGGTCTGGTCGCGGCTGGGGGACGTAGCCACTTACAATGAACCGTTTGCGGGAAGCCTAGCGGTGTTATTGGAGCGGCCGACGGCGCCGCGGATTGAGACCGTGAACGACCTGGATTGTTATGTAGCGAATTTCTGGCGGGCGCTGCAGCAGGATCCTGAAGGAGTGTCGAAGCACGCGGACAGTCCAGTGAATGAAGCGGACTTACACGCACGGCATCGCTGGCTGGTGGAGGTGGCCAGGCCGAATGCAGAGCGGGTGATGCGGGACCCGGATTTTTATGATGTGAAGATCGCGGGTTGGTGGGTTTGGGGGCAGTGTCTGTGGATCGGGTCGGGCTGGTGTCAGCGGCCGAAATGGGGTCGCGGCCATGCAGGCAGAAAACCAACGGGCATTCACACCTTGAATGGCCAGCGATCGGCGTCCACGAGGAGCGGAGAAAAACCAAGCAACCAGCGCAAGCGTCCGCACATCACTGATTCCCGTGGCGTGAATGGATATGGCCGGGCCGGTTACGGGGTGGAACAGCACAGACGTCCACAGTTGACCGGGGAGCAAGGAATTTTCACGAAAGTTGGGGCTGATCCGGCAAACCAAAGGAAGCGGCCGAAGCTGAGAGAACGAGGGACAGATGGAGTTGCTTATCGCCGGTGGCAAGGGGGCGGTCAGGGCGGCGGCAGTGGCGTCCATGCGCCGACGTTGCGAACGCAGAAGCCCCAACTCTCGGGCGATCATTCGGGCGCGCAAGGTGGTTACCTGCGCGAAGAGGTTAAGGCTTTCGGGCTCTATGAATATTTACACGCCCTGGCGAAGCGGTTGCGCTATGTGCGGGTCTGCTGTGGCGATTGGAAGCGGGTCCTGACGCCGAGTGTGACGACATATATCGGTGTGACTGGAGTGTTTTTGGATCCGCCTTATGCGCATGATTTGAGGGAGCGCTGCTATTCGGAGGATCATGATATCAGCGGGGAGGTACGGGAATGGGCGATCGAGAACGGCGAGAATCCCGAGATGCGGATTGCATTGTGCGGCTACGAGGGAGAACACAAAATGCCGGCGTCATGGGACTGCGTGAAGTGGAAGGCCCATGGCGGGTATTCGCGATCGGAGCGAGGCCGGGCAAACCGGGAGCGGGAGCGGGTATGGTTTAGCCCGCATTGCTTGCAGCCAGAAAACGAGCGGGACCTTTTCGAGAGTAAGTTTCGGGCAGCATAACAAACCAACAAAAAGGACAAACTATGAATCAGTATCGGCAGGGAGATGTTTTGATTGAGCGGGTGGAGGAAATTCCGCGGGGGATAAAGCGGCAGAAGCATAAGGGAAAGATCGTTTTGGCGCTGGGCGAAGCGACGGGGCATCATCATTGCCTGGAAACGGAGGCGGATGCGGCTGATTGGTGGAAGACGGATGGCGGAGATCAGTTTGTGGAGACCCGGGCTTCGGCTGTGATCACGCACCAGGAGCACGCGCCGATTCCGTTGCCGGCGGGACGGTACCGAGTGCGCCGGCAGCGAGAGTATTCGCCGGAAGCGATCCGCAACGTTGCTGATTAGCTATGAGGAGGCGATTTATGGTGCCCCAAGAGTTCATCGAGGCGTGCGATTATCCGGGCGAGTTGCGGATCGGCGAGGTCGAAAAATCGTTGCTCGATTATTTGAGCGCACTGGGACTGGAGCGAAAGGTTCAGCGGATCGAGCCAGGCTGGGAGCTGGGGGATTACCCGGCGCTGAAGCGGTACGCTAACGAAGTGCTGGACGATTTCGCGAAGCGCAGCGGGTACAAAAGAGACGCCAGAGACGCCATAGACGCCAGAGACGCCATAGACGCCAGAGACGCCATAGACGCCAGAGCCGCCATAGACGCCAGAGCCGCCAGAGCCGCCATAGCCGCCAGAGCCGCCATAGCCGCCATAGCCGCCATAGACGCCATAGCCGCCAGAGCCGCCATAGCCGCCAGAGCCGCCAGAGCCGCCAGAGCCGCCAGAGCCGCCATAGCCGCCAGAGCCGCCATAGACGCCAGAGCCGCCATAGACGCCAGAGCCGCCAGAGATGCCAGAGCCGCCATAGACGCCATAGACGCCATAGACGCCATAGACGCCATAGACGCCATAGACGCCAGAGCTATCGATCGATTCGCCGCCTGGTGCATTCAGTACGGCGGTTGGTATTATTGGGATTGGGAGTTGTCCTGGCTGGCAGCGCTTTTTCTTGGGGCGAAGGAGCTGGATAAATCAGCGGTGGTGAAGTGGTCAGAGCCGCTGTATCGCGCGTTTGTAAATGGCGCATGGATGCTTCATTGTACGGAGGACACTTTGTTTTGGGTGGCAAAACCAAAGGTGAACGTCGAGCTGATCAACGGACAGCGGCGGCTTCATAATGCGACTTACGCCGCGTTGGAGTCCGACATTGAGAACATCTATTTCTGGCACGGAGTGCTGGTGCCGGCCTTCGTGGTGGTCCGGCCTGAGTGGATAACGGTCAAACATGTCGAGACTGAAGAGAATGCCGAGGTCCGGCGGATTATGATCGAGCGCTACGGGCAGGCGAAGTACCTGCTGGATTCTGGAGCGTCACAGATCCACCAGGATGATTTTGGGACTTTGTACCGCAAGGAGATCTCGAACGATGAGCCGCTGGTAATGGTGAAGGTGGTGAATTCGACGCCGGAAGCGGATGGCTCGTTTAAGGATTACTTTTTGCGTGTGCCTCCTTCGATCAGCCGGGCGCGTGAAGCGGTGGCGTGGACGTTCGACCGGGCTGAGGGCGATTACGATCCGGCGTTGCAAACATAATGAGCGAGCAGCAGGCATATCCACTTTCTTGGCCGGAGGGTTGGTCGAGGACGCAGTTCCGCAAGAGCAGCAATTTCAAGCGAACCGCGCCAGAATTCGCAGGTCGCCGGCATTCGATGGAGGAGAGTTGCGATTTCCTGGCCGATGAACTTGGCCGGTTGGGAGCAAAAAAGCAGATTCTCTCAACGAACGTGCAGCGGCGTTTGGATGGACGGCCGTATTCGGGCCAGGGCCAGCCGAGAGATCCGGGCGCGGCGGTGTACTTCGAGCTGAAGGGGAAACCGGTAAGCCTGGCTTGCGATAAGTGGGATCGCGTGGAGGACAATGTTTGGGCGATTGCCAAACATATCGAGGCGCTGCGCGGACAGCAGCGTTGGGGCGTGGGATCGATCGAGCAGGCGTTTCGTGGCTACACAGCTTTGCCGGGCCTGGGAGAATCGGAGGCGTCGAGTTGGTGGAAAACTTTGGGCGTTCCGATCAATGCTGGCCCTGACCAGGTGAAGGAGGCTTATCGGATCCTGGTGAAGAAGCATCATCCGGATTCGGGCGGGGATTCGGAAATGTTCCGGAGAGTTACGAAGGCGATGGAACTGTTCGAACTGAGCCAAAGGAAGGCGGCATGATGGAAAAACTGAACGCGGTGAACAAGTCGTGAATATCCTGATCTTCCAACTGTGTGGTGGTTGGCGGAAGATGGAGCGCGTGGTGAAGATGTTCTTCGAGTGAAGAGCTTTTGCAATAAACAAAAATGAAGGCCGGCCCCACCACAGGGCCAGCCCCCAAACTAAATCGCCCATGAATAGGCTGACTCTAGATAGCAGTTTTGCCGGTATTTTCAACATAAATTGGGGCAGGGGAGAGGGCTGGGAGGACCGGCGCTGTGAGCGGCGGAGGACCGGCGCTGTGAGCGGCGGAGGACCGGCGCTGTGAATAGCACAGAACGAGCGTACCGGCTGGCGATGAGGCAGCACGATTTCGACAAGCAGCATTTGAAGGTGCTGGATTTTGTTTTGTTCCATTCGTACGGCCGGCCGGATGCGAGGGCGAAGGCGTGGGTTCCGCGGCAGCTTTGTATTGCGATTTGCACGGGGATGGATGACGGGGATTTGTCGAGAACGGTGAAATGGTTGAAGGCGCAGCGGGTTATCGAGCAAACGGCAGATGAGGATGGGGCGTGGTTTGCGATGTTGCCGCCGGGTACGTGGAAGGTGTCGCTGAAGGTGGATAGCGAGTCGATGGCGAATGATATGGAGGAATGGTTATACCGGGCGGATCCGGGGCATCCGGAATTCTGGGAAATACCAGCGAGTTTGAGCGATGCTTTGAGGGAGGTATTTGTCGAGTCGTCGAGCGCGAATGGTCGAGCGGAGTCGAGAGTCGAGCCGTCGAGCGACAAGGCGTCGAGTTGGATCGGATCCAAGTCGGTGCAGAGGGGGATAACCAACGATGAGGTTGGGAAATCCCCAAATCCGGGCAATGCTAGCCCGGGCGGTCGAGTTGGGGAATTCCCAAGTCAGTCGAGGCCTGGCGCTGGGGCGCCGGGTTTTGGCGTTGGGAATTTCCCAACTTCGGTCCCTCGAGAACGAGAAGCTCGAGCACGAGAAGATTCCCGATGCTCGACATCTCGGGAACGAGTACTCGGTCTCGATAAGGAGCGGGTTAACGTCTCGGATTTCCAGGCGTACGTTGAGCGGGAGTTATTTGGGCTGATCGGCAATGAGGAGCGGGGAGGCGAATGTGGCCTGATGTGGGAGAGGGCGATCCGAGACATGCCGGAGGAGCTGAATGAGCTGATCGGCCAGGCGAAGTTGCTTCAACAGGAGGGGAAGATAACGAGGAGCGTCGGGGCCTGGCTTAACGCGAGTGTTTACCGGGCATTGGAGCGGCGGAAGACGGAACGGTTGAGGGTTGCAGAAAGAAGGTAAAAACAGAGGTAACAGGCTGATTTTCAAAGGGGGAGTATTGACTTATACTCGACGCATAGAATGCGTGATAATTGGATCCGCGTAGCGCTGGTCGAGGATTTGAAACCGTTATTGATCGCGCTGGAGGTGGAGTTGGGAATGGCGCGGGGAATCCAGTGTTGCGGGAGTTTCGAGACGTTCGATCGGGCGTTCAAAGCGATCGCGGGGGCGAAGATTTTTCCGGATGTGGTGTTGATGGATATTTCTTTGCCTGGGCGCAGCGGGATCGAGGGTTGCGAGATCCTGAAACGGAAGTGGCCGCGGATCAAGGTGCTGATTTTCTCGGGGGATGATAACCAAAGGACGGTGTTGCGAGCGTTCGCGGCCGGGGCGGATGGTTATCTGGAGAAGAAGGCGCCGCGGGAGGAGCTGGCGGCGGCGGTGGAGTCGGCGCACAGGGGCGGGTTTCCAATGTCGGAAAAGGTGCGTGAAGCGATCGCGCGGTACCAGTGGGGTGTGCATAGTTTGTTGCCGAAGTTGTCGCCGACGGAAAAGGAGATCTTTGAGGAGGTTGAGAAAGGGAAGAGTCACAAGGAGATCGCGGATCTGATGCAGATGAGTTTGCACACTGTGAAGACGCATCTGAGGAGGATCCTGGAGAAGCATGGGGCGGGTTCGAGTTTGCAGGTGTTGGCGATGCGCCGGAGCGCTGCGTTTTAGCGGGCGCTTGTCGCACTTTTGTGGGACTGCCGGGGTGAGTGAGGAGCGGGCAGGATGGGCGCGTGACTGATACGACAGTTCTTCCAAACGAAATCAAATCTCTGGATGAAGCTGAGGCCGCAATGGGCCATATCGCGTTGCTGGCGATCCAGGTGTGTTATTGCAAGGCGCGCAAAAGCAAGTTGATGATGATCGTGAATCGGCGCGATCAGAAGATCAAAGCATTGGGAGACAGTATCGCGCGGCAAGAGTTGAGGTTGAAGGAGTGGGCGACGAAACAGAGAGCTGAATGGGAGGAGAAGAGTTTTCCGTTGAGGCAAGGGACGATCGGTTTTCGGCCGACGCGGGAATCGGTAAGGCCGGCTGAAGGGGAGACGGATTTGACGGTGTTGGCGAGGCTTCGAAAGTTGATCAAGCGGAATAAGGAGAAGTGGAAGGCTTATGTGCGGACGAAGGAGGAGATCGATCGGCAGCAGATATTCAAGGATACGCGGCCGGAGACGTTGAAGCTGACGGCCGGCGACCTGGAGAAGATGGGTGTGGTGATCGAAAAGGGAGAGGTTTTCTACGCGGATCCAAAAATCGAGCGCGCGCAGTGAGCAAGGTGGCGTTCAAAGACCCGGCGGAGTTGCCGCAGGTGGCGGTCGTTGATCATCCAGAGGATCATTGTCTGGAGGCGTTTTGCCGGCGTTGCAATCACGAAGTGGACGCGGTGTGTCCGAAGTGCAGTTCGAACGTCGATACGGCCGGGCACGTACACAGCAATGAGAAGGGGGCGGTGTTGAGGCATCCGGAGTTTTATCGGCGATTGATGACGATGTTGCGGACCGCGCGGCAAACGAAGTTCACGTTGGATTGTTATTTCATCGCGACAGGGGACGCGTACGCCGACGGGATCAGCATGACTGACGTCGGCCGAACCTGGGGAGTGACGAAGGCGGCCGTAAGCAAACATTGCCGGGCGATTTGCGCTTACCTGGGAATTGCGCCGTCGCCGTACATGCGCAAGGAGCAGGCTGCAGAGACTTTCCGATTATCAAATCGCAGACCGATAAAATATGAATGATAACCTGACGGTAATTTCTTCTGAGCTCGCGGCGAATGGGGCGGAGTTTACGCCAGTCGAATTAAAGCTTCCGGATGATATGTCGCTCGAGCAGTGGAGCGCGGTCGGGCGAAGGTTGTGCCGTACGGATCAAATCGTGAAGTGGTGGCTAGGGGATTGGGCGGCCTTTGGCGCCGGCGACAAGGAGCGGAAAGAAAAGGATTGGCGGAAGTATGGGAAGCTGAAGGAGTTCGCCGAAGCAAACGGGATCGATTATGGGATGCTGCGCAATATGGCGTGGGTGTCGAGGTCGATACCGTTGTCACGCCGGCGCGATAATGTTGAGTGGTCCAAGCATCAGGAGATCGCGCCATTGCCAGCTAAGGACCAGGCCAAGTGGCTTGCTAAAGCAGAGAAGGAAGAGCTGCCTCGAGCTGAACTACGTCGGCAGATACGGCAGAGTGGCGGGGAGTCTAATGCGCTGCAGAGTGATGGCCCGGTGATCCGCTTCGCATCGAAGTCTTGCGACGATCTTATTCATTGGCTGACTACACAGCCAGCGGACTTCTGGAACGCAGACCGGCGCCGGCTATGGAAGGATCGGCTCGAACCGATCGCGAAATTCTGGGAAGGCCTGTAATCACACACGGCAATGAGGCTATCAATAGCAACCATAACCCGCCCTAATAGCGGGTTTGGGTCCTTCCACCATAGGGCGCCGAAAGCAGGTTTCCGAACTTCGGAAAGTGGCTGCGCACAGAAAAAAAAGAGCCCGCCAGCCAGCCAGAGCGATTTTTTTCTAAAAGCGATGGCGAGGCCGGCCAGCCAGGCGAGAGCTGAAGGAAGCTATGCGCGTTTTCACGCGCATAACGCATTTGCAGATTTGCAAATTTTGGGCTGCAAATTTGCAAGTGGATCGCGGAGTTAAAGTTTTTGGATTGGAAATTGTATGAAGGCGTATCTGATCGTTTTGTTGATCTGGTTTTCGATTTGCGTGCTTTCGAATTTGCTGAGCCTGGCGATCGATCCAAAGGAAAAGCATGGGAGCGCGTTGTTTCATCTGGTGGTTCACCTGGGGTTTTTGGTGGCAACGATTTGTGTTCTGACTTTGCTTGGTGGGTGAGTGAAGAAGAGAAAGCAGAAGCGGAAGTTTAGTTTTCGGGAGGTGGCGAAGGAGGCGGGAGTGGACCGGGCCTCAGTGCCGAAGTGGTGCGGGAATTGCAAAACGAAGGAGGAGGCGATCGCGGTATGCCTGGAGAGGAAGAAGCCGGCGGAGGAGGGGTTGAGCTGGTTTCAGCAGAAGGCAAAGGAGGAGACGATCCGGTTGCGGCGGTTGAATGAGATCGAGGAGAACACAAAGAACAGGTCGTGGGTGGCGATGAAGACTTTGCAGGGGATTGTGTCGTTGATCATGAATCAGTTGGAGCAGTTGCCTGGGCGAGTGGGTTCACAGCTCGGGCTTGATGGACGGCAGGTGGCGGCGATGCAGAGGTTGATCGATGAGGTGAGGTTGAGCGCGGCGAAGGAGATCGAGTCGGGGGGTGAGAAGTGACGATATCGGAGGAGGGCAGGAAGGAGGTGGCGGCGCTGGTGCGTCCGCCGGAGCGGTTAAAGATATCGGAGTGGGCGCACAAGGAGGCGTGGATGCCGGAGGAGGGGAACGCGGAGCCGGGGCATTACAGCCTGGCGCGAATGCCGCATCAGGAGGAGATGCTGGATGATCCGTTGGATCCGGATGCGCGTGAGATTTTCTGGATGATGGCAAGCCAGGCGGCGGGGAAGACGACGTGCCTGAATTTGATCACGGAGTACACGATCAAGGTTTGGCGGAAGTCGGTGCTGGTGGTGAGGGCGACGTTGGAAACGGCGCGGGAGTGGATCAACGACAAGTTTTTGCCGATGACGGAGGCGACGCCGTGCATGAGGGGGCTTTTGAAGGATCCACGGGAGAAGGGGAGCCGGAGTTCGATGTTAAAGCGGCGGTTTCCGGGCGGGACATTGAAGGTGGCAGGGGCGAAGTCGCCGGCGACGTTTCGTGGGAGCAGCCAGGGGAAGGTTTACCAGGATGAGATCGATTCGTACGAGGTGACGAAGGAGGGTGATCCGTGCGCTTTGGCGGACCGGGCGACGATCACGTTCAGCGATGCGACGAAGTTGAAGTGTTGCACGCCGACGATCAAGGGGTTTTCTAGGATCGAGGCGGGGTTCGAGCGCGGGGACCAGCGGTATTACTTCGTGCCGTGTGTTTGTTGCGGGCGGATGCAGTGGCTGAAGACGGAGCAGATGAAGTTCAGTTTTACGGCGGAGGAGTATGCGAGGTTTCAGAAACATCCAAGCACCAACATCCAAGCTTCCGCCTACGCTCAAAAGCAGCTTCGGCGCGACGAGCCAGAGAAGATCCAAGATCCAAACTTCAAGGGCCACCTCTCCCCTAACCCCTCTCCCCCAGGAGCGGAGAGGGGGACGGAAATGGCGGAGCCGAATACGAAGGAGTTTCAGGAGATAGCGAATGGATACAGGTGGCAGGTGGGGAATTTTGCGATCCGGGACACGAGGCGGTGCATTTATGTGTGCGAGGGTTGCGGGCGTGGCTGGACGGATCGGCAGCGGTTGGAGGCGTATTGGAGCGGCTGGCGGGAGAATCGGCCGGTGGTGGTGGACGGGGAGGAGCTGCGGGCGGCCTGGTGCCCGACGGCGGAGTTCAAGGGGATCCGAAGCCGGCACATTAACGGGATGTACCTGAGCATGGGGTTGAAAAAGGGGATGGTGAATTATTTGCACCAGTTCGCGGAGGATTTCCTGGAGGCAGTTAAGGGTGGGCGGGAGACGTTGATGGTATGGACCAACATTTTCAAGACGGTGGCGTACGAGGATCCGCACCAAAAGATTGCGTGGAAGGAGCTGAAGGAGCGGGCAGAGGATTATGTGGCGAGCGGCGATGAGGGGGCGGAGTTGCCGGCACAGGCGGTGTGGATTTGTTTCGGGGCGGACGTGCAGCAGGATCGGGTGGAGTTTTTGTTTTTCGGATGGGGGGAGGGGCAGGAGTGCTGGGTGTTGGAGTGGACGACGTTGAACGGGGATTTCGACATGCCGAGCATGCAGAAGCGGGTACAGGAGTTCCTGGATAATAAACGGTTCAAGCATCCGGTGCTGGGTGAGCTGACAGTGAGCGCGGGGGCGTTTGATAGCGGGCATCAGACGCGGGTGAAAGCGGTGTACCAGTTTTGCGCGCGGAACACTTTTAAGAATTGGTGGAGTGTTAAGGGGTTTGATAACGCATTGGGGGCGGTTTATCAGGTGGCGAAGGAGAAGGTTTATGGGGGGAAGCGGTTTAATCTGAATGTGGATTACCTGAAGACGGTGTTGTTCGATCGATTGTTGAACAAGGAGCCGGGGCCGCGATACATCCATTTCCCGAAGGAGGAGGTGACGGTGACTGATGCGCCGGCGGTGGCGGGCGGTGATCCGGTGAAGCGGGTGGTGCGGACGCGGTTCGGGGAGTTGTTTTACAACCAGTTGTGCAGCGAGAAGAGGGTGGTGGTGAAGACGGGCAAGAAGCCGAGGGAGGGATTTAAGCTGCAATGGGTGAAGGTGGTGAGTTCGGCGAGGAACGAGGTGCTGGATATGACGGTGTATGCGTTTGGGGTGTATGAGATATCGAGGCAGGAGGAGGCAATCGCGAGCAAGTGGAAGGAGGTGCAAGGAAAGCTCCAACATTCCGCCTACGCTCGAAAGCAGCTACGGCGGGACGAGCCAGGGGATGGCAAAGGGCAAATGGCAGATGGCAAAGAGGAGAGGAAAATTCCAACATCCAACATCCAACATCCAGAGAAGCACCAAGCTGCAGGGAAGCCGGGGAAGAAGAGGATCAGGATCAGGAGTCCGTTTGGGGGGTTTAGGTGAGCAGATGGAAGATAGGAGATCGAAGATAGAAAAGAGGGAGGCTTACCTTTTAGTATGTTAGCAAAGGTATATTACTAATGAGTAAGCATGGCTGACGGGAAAGGCATGAAGGGCAAAGCGTCGTTTGACGGCGGGAAGACGTGGTTCGAGGTGACGATCACAGGTCTGGAGAAATTGGTGCGTTGCCCGGCGTGCCTGGGGGTTACGCCGATTATCGATCGGTTCGATCATTCGAAGTTCACGACGTGCTCGGTGTGCGGCGGCCGGGGGAAAGTGAATGAACTTTTTGGATTTCCGGTGGCGGAGGTGGAGCTGCCGGCGGGTGTGAGGTGCGCGATAGTCGAGGAGGGTTTTGAGGGGGCGGTTTTGTTGATGGAGGATGGGCGGGTTTTGAAGTGGCGAAGGAAAGGGACGAATTTCAAATTTGAGATTTGAGATTTGAAAGGGGGAAAAAGTGACCAATTGGTCACAATCCGATCATCCATTGCGGGCGATGGCGGCGTTGGCCCACATGACGGAGTTTTCGAGATGGGTCATGGCGAGGGCTTTTTCGCGGGAGCTGGGGCAGTGGGCTTCGATGAGGTAGGCGAACTCTTTGGCTTTGGCGCGAAGGAGTTCGTAGAGCTCGGGCTGGCCGGGCCTGGGCGGGTGGTAGCGGAAGTTGTTTTCGATTGCGGGGTTGCCGGTGACGGGAGTGGGAGCGGGGATCGCGGTGCTCATGGATGGGATTATATGGAGGGGGCAAACATTGTCACGCCGGCGTGACAATGTTTTGGTGCGCCTGGCCGGCGCGACAAGGGGGGGGCGCCGCCAGGGGAATAGCCGATAGCCAATAGCCAATAGCCAAGGGGAGCGAGGACGAATGGGGGCTTTGACTTGGGGGGGTAGGCGTGAGTCAAAGTATTCCAGGAAGAGAGCCGGTGGAGATCGCGGCGGGTGATACGCTGCAGTTTCGGCGAAGTTTGCCGGGGTTCCGGGCGGATGAGGGTTGGAGCCTGGTGTATGAGTTGAGGAGCGGTCCGATGGCGGGGCCCGCGATTGAGTTTGTGTCAACGGCGCAGGGGGCAGACCACGTGATAACGGTGGCGGCGGCGGTGACCGGTGCCTGGCTGGCTGGTGAGTATGTGTTTGCGGGGTATGCGGTCAGTGGGGAGGAACGGCATCAGATCTACCTGGCGACGTTAACGGTGACGCCGGATGAGGTGGCGGCGGCTGCTGATGAGCCGCAGAAGACGTTTTCCCAACAGATGTTGGAAAAGATCGAGGCAGTGCTGCTGGGGAAGGCGAGCGAGGATATTTTGGAGAGCCGGGTTGGAGATACGTTGTTCAAGTATCTGACGCCGGCACAGTTGAGGGAGGAGCACGGGTATTGGACGATCGCAAGGAGGGTGGAGATCGCCAAAGAGAACGCGAGGAATGGGAGGCCGACGGGGAACAAGATCCGGATGGTGGCGAATGTGACTGGTGGAACGGGGGGATGGGGAGGGGTGAGACCTTTCTGATGAAAAGCTGAAATCTGAAAGGGGAAATGGCCACAAAAGAGCACAAAGACCACAAAGGGGGGAATTATGGCGTCTGAGTTTCGATCGGCGAAGGAGCTGCAGAAGGAGAGGGAGTGGAAGGGCTTGGAGATCCGGGCGTTGAGGGCGTTGATCGAGATGCACGCGGCACAGCAGGCGTACGTGACGGTGCGTCCGGGGGGAACGAGCCGGCTGACGTTTACGAACGAGGAGTTGATAACGGCGATGAGGAGTTACGATCACCATATCGGGAGTGTGGCGAAGCATTTCAATGTGAGCCGGGGGTGCATTTATAACCGGTTACGCGAACTGCCTCCTGGGGCGACGGACAAAGTTGAAAGCTGAAAAACTGAAACGCTGAAATGAGGGGAATTTTTTACAGCTAATCTTCGCTAATAAACGCTGATAAAGGCATGAGATTTGAACGGTTAAGGGAGTTGAGGGAGAAGAGCGCGCCGATGGTGGCCCAGGCATTGACGGTGGATGAGTGCGATGTGGTCCGGCATGAGGCGGCGTTTGTGCTGGGGGATAGTTTTGCGCAGGTGCCGGAGATGGAGGGGGTGTTGATCCGATCGGCGCTGAATGACAGTTCGGTGTTGGTGCGGCATGAGGCGTGCCTGGCGCTGGCGAAGTTCAAGACGGTTAATGCGCTGCGAGCGCTTCTGGAGTGCATGAAGGATGCGGCGCCGGAGGTGAGGGGCTCGGCGGCGTACGCGGTAGAGGAGATGATGTTTTCGAAATGAAGTTTTCACTTTCGTTGTTTGAGAAGAAGGGGGCGGAGGCCGCGGCGGCGGCGCCGGCGATCAGGTATCCGACGGGGAGGGCGTTGAGGTCGAGCAGGGTTCTGCCGCGGGATGCGGGTGTGTTGCGGGCGGTGAACCGGAAGATGATGCGGATGTACGAGGCGGCGGTTAGCAATAACCTGAACGCGGATTTCCCGACGAATATTTCGAGCGCGAACGCGGAAATTTTCGGGAGTTTGCTGGCGACGAGGTCGCGAGCGAGGACGTTGGACCGGGATAACCCGTACGCATGGGCGATCCTGGAGTCGATGCGGGTGAATGTGGGCGGGCATGAGCCGTTCCGGCTGGAGATGAAGGTGGGGCAGAAGACGGCGGAGGGTGAGTTCATCGAGGAGCTGGACGTGAATGATGAGATCGAGGAGGCGTGGGCGGAGGCTGGGTTGCCGGAGAATTGCACAACGACGGGTGATATCTCGAGGTTGGAGCTGGATCTGCAGGCGATCACGGCGATGGTGCGGGATGGAGGAATTTTGGGGAAGCATTGGCGGGGGTTTCCGTTCAACGATTTCCGGTATGCGATCCAGCCGCTGGAGTACGACCGGCTGGATCATTATTGGAACGGGAAGAATCCGCAGAATGGGAATGATATCAAGATGTCGGTGGAGACTGACCCGAGGTGGGGCGGGCGGGTGGCGGCGTATTGGCTGCTGACGAAGCATCCGGGTGATTATTTTTATATTGGGAATTTCAAGCAGGGGTACCGGGAGCGGGTGCCGCGGGAGGATTTGATCGCGTTGTTCGATTTGCGGACTCGAGCGGAGCAGGTGACGGCAGTGAGCCGGTTTGCATCGATCATCCAGCGGCTGCATCGGATCGATCAGTTCGACATTGCGCATGTGACGGCGGCGATCTGGGCGAGCTGCAAACCGTTTTTCATCACGCAGGAGTTTCCGACGGCGATGGAGTATGTGCCGGATTTCATCAAGACGGCGATGCAACGGGCAATGGAGGCGGGGGATGACGGGGCCGGGGATGGGGACAAGACGAGCACAGCAGAGCCAGGGACGGGTGAGGTGTTGCCGTGGGGGCAGAAGCCGATCCTGGTGGATCCGAAGTTTCCGATCGAGGCAGCGGCGGGTTTTAAGAAGGATAACTTGCGGGCGGCGGCGGCGGGGAGTGGAACGGCGTATCACCAGATCGGGAACGACCTTGAGGGAGTGAATTTTTCGAGCGGGAGGCTGGGGGAGAATGCTTTCCATGATTCGTGCAAGATTTTGCAGGAGCATTTTGTGCTTGGGTACCGGCGGCCGCATTTCAATGCGTGGCTGAGGAGTTATTTGTTGAGCGAGCGGACGAAGTTGCCGATAGCCAGGTGGGAGGAGTTTTGCAAGGCGGCGAAGTTCCACGGGCGGCGATGGCCGTATGTGAATCCGTTGCAGGATGTGCAGGCGGCGATATTGTCGATCGATGCGGGGTTAACGAGCCGGGATTACGAGATCCAGAACAGTGAACGGGGCGGGGATGTGCATCGGGTGAACGCCGAAGTGTGCGCGGGGAAGGTGAGTGATGAGGCGCATGGGTTGAATTTCGATGCGGAGGATCAGGCCACCCGCGTCACCGAGTCCACCGGGGAAGCAGAGGACGCGAAGGGCGGTGACGCGGAAAATCCAAATTCCAAGCACCAAGCTCCAGAGAAGCCCCAAGCATCAAAAAAGGGGAGCAAGCAATCGATTGGGCCGGGGGCGAGGAAGCCGAGTGTGAGCAGAGCCTTGGGGAGGATGAGGCAGTTTCGGGAAGCGACGTATTTGAATGGGGAGCACTGACTAACACGGACGGGCACGGACGGATAGAAAAGTGACCAATTGGTCACAATGCTTTCAAGCGCCGAGCCTCCAGGGGCCGGGCGATAATCCGAAATCGTGGATAGCGCACGACCCTTGATTGCCGTTCCTGGAGCCTGGCGAGCTTGAGCAAACGCATGTGCTTGCGGAAGGTGGTCCGCCGCGTCTCGCGAACGAGATAATGATCGTCTGCCATTCCGGATGTTCATTTTTTCTGGCTCGAATGAGGAGGAGAAAATGGACAGGCCGGGCAGGAAATAGCCAATCGCCAATCGCCAATAGCCGAAGGGAATCCGAAGGGAATCTGATCAGATTCTGATTGGAGTCAGCCTCGTTACCTCGGCTGCTACAGGTTTGACTCACAGAGGGGAGTGAATGGCGACGGATAGGTTGTATCGGTATGTGGCGGTGGATCGGGCGAAGATCGACCGTGGGGCGAGGACGGTGCCGGTTAGTTTTTCGAGCGAGACGCCGGCGTTGCAACGGTGCGAGGGTCTTTCGGAGGAGATGATGCGATCGGCAGGCCTGCGGGAGGGAGAGGTGTATGTCGAGGTGCTGGATCACGAGCCTGAGAATGTGGATTTGTCGTTGTTGAACAACCGGGGCGCCTTCCTGGATGAACACGACGACAAGGACCAGCTCGGGGTGGTGGAACGGGCGGAGGTGGTGGAGCGGCAGGGGCGCGCGATCGTAAAGCTGGATACTCACGAGAAGGCGGAGACGCGGCTGGAGCAGATGGCGAACAACAGCCGGCCGCATATTTCGGCGGGGTATAAGTACACGCGGTTTTTGCGGGATGAGACGGGGCCGAACGGGCGGAAGGCGAAGCGGTTTGCGTGGAAGGGGTTGGAGATCAGTTCGGTTGCCATTCCCGCCGACGCAACAATTGGAGTTGCCAGGGCGTATCAGGATTTGCCGGCAGAAATTCCAAGCACCAACCTCCAAGCTCCAGAGAAGATCCAAACTCCAAGCACCAATAGCCACCTCTCCCCTAACCCCTCTCCCCCAGAGGCGGAGAGGGGGACCAGAGCGGGAGTGGTTGACTCGATTGAAGGGGCGAGTGCTAAGCACATTTTTGAAAAACTGTCCGATGAACAGAAACGAGGTATGAGAAATCTTTTTGGGGGAGTGTTGGCTACCATATTGCTTGATCCGAATCCGGCTGCCGGCGGCGGTGGCGCCGCGGTGGTGGATGAAAAGGTTGTGCGCGCCGACGCGCTAAAGCTGGAGCGGCAACGGGCCAAGGAAATCGGGGATATCGCCGATGCATTGATCAAGGATCATGGCGCCAAGGATGGGGGAAAGCTGGCGGAGAAGATCCGGACAATGGCGCGCGAGGCGCTGGCGAAGGATGAAGGGGTGCAGGATTTCAAGGTTCGGTGCATGGAGGATGTGCTGAAGGCGAAGCCGGCGAAAGCGGTGATGATCGAGGAATGCACGGATGATCCGGAGCAGTATTCGCTGATGCGCGGGATCCAGAGCGCGGTGAAGCGGAAGGAGCAGGGGATGAGCCCGATTCCGGACGGCCGGGAGGGAGAGGTTCACCAGGAAATTTTACGCCGGAGCAAAGAGTTCGGCGGGCTGGGTTATGAAGCCGAAGGGTTTCAGGTGCCGGCGAATGCGCCGATGCGGGTGGGGATGACCAGGTCAGCGAGCCGCCGGATGCAGCGGGACATGCAGGCGACGGTGTTCAACGCGGGCGGTGCTTTCGTGCCGACGCAGTTGCTGCCGGGGGTGATCGAGCTGCTGCGCAACGCGATGGTTTTGGACCGGGTTGGGATGCGGGTAATGGCGGGCCTGCAGGGGAACATTCTGATTCCCCGGCAAGAGGCGGCTTCGACTGCTTATGCGGTCGCAGAAATCGCCGCATTGACCGCAAGCCAACAGATTCTCGGACAAATTGCGCTTTCGCCGAAACGGGTGGGAGCGACACAGACGTACTCGAAGCAGTTCATCATGCAGTCTTCGCCGGATGCGGAAGCGTTCATGCGGGATGACATGCTGAAGGTGATCGCGCTGGCGTGGGACCGGTTCGGTTTGAACGGCCAGGGCGCAGCGAGCGAGCCGCTGGGAATTATGAACACGCCGGGGATCGCGAGCGTCGTGTTCGGGGCAACGCCGACGTACATCAAGCTGCTTTCGATGCGGACATCGCTGCGCAAAGCGAACGTGACGGATGATCTGACGCTATTGAGCACGCCGGCGGTAGAAGGATCTCTTTCGGGAGTGGCCGAAGCGCTGACGGGGGCGACGACGGTGGGCGGCGCGCAGAATGCGATCTGGAAACCGGGCGCGAGCCAGGGCGAGGGCCGGGTGATCGGGTGTCCGGCGATCGCGAGCAACCAGGTGCCGAATGACCAGGTGATCCTGGGGGCTTTCACACATTTGATCCATGCGCTGTGGGGCGGACTGGATGTAGTGGTGGATCAGTTCACGAAGGCTGGGAACGCCGAGACGGTTATCACGTTCAATACGTGGGGTGATTTTGTGGCGCGGCATCCGCAGGCTTTCTGCGTGTCGGCTGACAGCGGCGCACAATAACCGGAACCAGACAGGATTTTTTAACCGCTAATCTTCGCTAATAAAGACAAAATGAAAACACGAAAAACTTTTACGGCGGTCGCGATGGCGGCCGCCTTCTTCGCCATTATCGCCTTAAGCCTGGCGCCAGAGCGGGCGCGGGCACAGTCGGCATTTGATTTGCCGGGGAGCATCCGGACGGTGCTGGTGGATGCGCCGCGGTTGATCAGCGGGAACGCCGCGAACGCGGTGACCTCGACTGTGCCGGTCGATATCCATTTGTTCACAGGGAAGGTGAAGATCGATTTCATCCTGAAGACGAACACGGGGAACAGCGATGTGCTGGCAGCGAATGTGCAGACTTCGCCGGACCTGGTGTCGTGGACGTCGTTGCAGAATTACGCGCTGTTGAGCCGGGCGACGGCCGTGATCTACACGAATCTCTACTATGGAACGAACGGGTTAACGGCGACGAATTATTACAATTTGCCGGGTGCGATTGTAACGCCGACGGCCGCAACGGCTGGCTGGGCGACGCCGTATCTGGATAATTCGACGCCGTACACGAACACCGGGGCGATCACGATGGCCGGGGAGGGTGTTTATACGATCGGGTTCCAGGCGGATGATCAGCAGCGGTTTTTGCGGGTGTGGTATTTGCCGTCGGGGAACGCGACGAACAATAACGTGGCGGCGGTGATGACGGGCCGCACTCTTGGCAACAATCCTCCGTAGCCCGAGGGCCGGAGATAGCCAATAGCCAATAGCAGATAGCAGATCGAAAAAACGGAACACAAAAAATGAAACTGATCGCACTGAAAGATTTCGCGAATAACTTCGGCCTGGAGGTCGAGGATCCGCTGCACGAGCGCCATGTCCATGCCGGGGCCATTTTTGATATTGGCCAGGGGAAGACGCTGGAGGAGCTGCGGAAGAAGGAAGTGCCGGCAGCGATGCTGGTGGCGCAATTGACCGTGGCCGGGTGCGTGGGGGATGCGACCGATGAAAAGGTCGTGAAGGCAGTGAAGGAAAGCGTCGCGCAGGACCGGAAGCGGGAGGAAACGGCGAAGAAGCTGCAGCAAGCGGCTGACGGAAGCGCGCTGGTGGCGCAATTGACGGCGTTGCTGCAAAAGGCAGCGAGCGCTGCGCCGGCGAAGCCGCGAGAGTAAGAAATTTTGGGTTGTTGCCTGCGATCCGCGGCGCGTTTGTATGTTGCGCGCCGCGGATTTTTGTTTTTAACGGGGAGCAGCCCGATTACGAGGGCGAGGACGAGGACGAGGACGACGAAATGAACGACTATAAGGCACATGGGGCGCGGATCCGGATGATGCAGGCGCGGCTGGGGAAGGATTGTCCGATGGTGAGCTGGAATGACAAGGAATGGCGGGTGATTCCGGGGAGCGCATTGAGGAAATCGGAGCTGGGGGCGGGCGGGTATTCGTTGGATGCGGATTTTGTTTTCGAGGCGCTGGTGGAGACGTTTGTGGGAACGGAGGGGATTACCGACGCGAAAAGTTTGAAGGATGCGTTGTTGAGGACGCCGATCGGCTACCTGGATGATGAGTATCAGGTGGCGACGGTGCGGATCCGGCCGGGAGGGTTCCAGGTGATGATGGAATGCACGGCGTTGAACCAGCGGGCGTGATCGATTGGGGATAAGTGGTGAATATCGAGTGCAAGGTGGATATGCGGGGGCTGGCGAATGGCATCGCGGCCGCGGCGCAGTATAGCAAGCGGACGGTACCGCAGATTGTGAATACTTCTGCGTACTGGGTGGCGGTGAACGCGAAGAACGGAATGCCGTTTGTGGCGCCGGAGCGGGTGGATAGCGAGCTGGCGGTGATTGCAACGCCGGTGATCGGAAAGAGGGGGAAGCCGTTGAAGAGAAAGCGGACGTTTCGCGGCGGGATAAGCGAGGGTCAGAGGCGAAAGGATGTGCCGCTGGCGGCGTTGATCGTGGCGGCGCGGGCGAACCCGAAATCGAATTATAATCAGATCACGAATCAACGGTACCGGCTGCCGGGCGGGAACCCGTTCAAGGGGGTGTCGCGGGCGGAGGGGGCGGCGCGGATGCGGGAGTTGGAGGACAGGATGATCAAGTCGCGGCATCGGAGCGGGAAGTTTTTGCTGGCGGGGTGGATCCCGGCGATCCGGACGCTGGCAGGGCTGGCGGTGACGAAGTTTTTGAGGGGGGCAGGGAAACCGAGCGAGGGGGCGAAAAGCTTTTATGGAGGAGAGCTGGGGAGCGCGCAGCCGGCGCGGGAGAATGAGTTGGAGGCGAGCGCGACGATCGCGAATGAGGTGGGAGCGGAGGGAATGAACGCGGGGAATTTCAACCGGGCATTGATGTTGTACGGGATCGGGCCGTTGCAGATGGCGATCGATCAGGAGGGGGAGAGACAGATGGCGTATGCGTTGAAGAAGTACGAGGCGGAGCTGGCTGAGAGGGTGAATAAGCATTGGGGATGAAAAAAAGCTCCAACATCCAACATCCAAGCTCCAGAGAAGATCCAAAATCCAAACTTCAAACTTCTAGCGAGGCCTGGGATAGTGAGGCCGATGAAACTAAAGAAGGCTCCAAAAAAACGTCGGGTTTCAAACTCCAAAGGGCCCGGCTGGGGACCGATATTCGTGATGGCGATATGGGTGCTCTATGTGTTTTGCCGACAAGTGTACGACGGGGGCAAATTGCGCGAGCAGATGAAGGGCTGGGGAAAGGTGATCGAGGAGCAGAATGTCGAGGTGGCGCTGGAAGGGGATATGGTCCGCGAGCAGACGAAAACAATAAAACTGCTGTCGGATTATGTGTTCAAGCTTCCGAAAAGTCCGGTGATCGAGTTCTCGATTACGAATTGGCCTTCGGAGATCTGGACCAATCCGTATGGGGCAACGATATCGACGAATTTGAGCGCGCCGGCGGAGGAACCGAAGATGTATCGACTGGGGCCGAGGGCATAGCGGAAAGGAGCCTAACCTGCAGGCTAAGTGACCAATTGGTCACAAGTGGGCGCTGACTTGGGCGCAGGGATATGGCTGAGGCATTTAATCGGGTTCGGAGCAAGTTGAACCGGGCGATCGCGGCTTACCTGGTGAGCGTGGGAGCGTGAGGTCCGGAGGATGTGTTGCCGGCGAATACGACGTCGCCGAACAAGTACCCGAACACGACGGTGCGGGCGACATTGAGCCTGGCGGAAGTGGCGCTGACGGGTTTGAGGCGGGTGAAGGTGCATATTTCGATCAAGGGGAGCGCAGTGCAACGGCCAGGTGAACCGAACGAAGGGGCCTCGAGGGTGGAGTTCGATAAGCGGGTGGCAACGACGTATGACGCTTTGATGCAGACGGAGGATGGGCAGACGTTGCGGGGGACGGCGGCGGCGATCACGGAGGCGGGCCGGGCGCTGGCAGTGGCGGTGGACGGTAGCGAGGAGGCGCAGCAGCTCGCGGCGAACAATGCGGACATGGTGGATTTCACGTGCCAAGGGTGGTACGACGCAGGGGAGGGGGACGGGGAGGCGGATGCCGAGGGGTGCAGTTGGGAGGAGATATTGATGTTCGAGGCGTTGTGCAGCCCAAGCAATACAGATTGAAAAACCCGAAATTTTTAACCGCTAATCTACGCTAATCACAGATGAACACAGACAACGAATTGCCAGTGGGGATCCCGATCGTGCATAACCCGAGCGCGCCAAGGCCGGATAAGTTGAAACGGCGGGAGAGGGAGGAAGCGAGAGGGGAGAACCGGAGGCCGGCTGGGTGGTGGGCGTTGAGTGATTTGAGCGGAAGCCTGGAGGGGGTGACAAAGGCGGTCCAGGGAGCGGCGGATGTGCCGGCGCATTGGAAGGCGGCGATCATCGAGGATCTGAGGGTGAGATGTTCAGCTTCCGGTGGGGCCCCAGAATTCAATTTCGTTTATCTGGATGCGCATTGTTACGTGGAGAAGGGGAATGTGGTGCTGCATTACCATGCGACGCCGGACAGGAAGCTTCTATGAATGGCAAATAGCAAATGGCAGATGGCAAAGGGGAGGGGTTGACTCAGGAGCAAGCGTGACGTGAAGCGTGATGCCGAATATGGACCCTGAAGGAACAACGGCCGTTAATCCCCCGAATACTGCAGGCGAAGTGTCGCCGGCGCCGCTGAGTGAAAGAGCGGCGGGAATCAAGGCGTACATGGATGCGGAAACGAAGGAAGCGAAGGCGGCAGCAGTGACGAAGTATCCGTTCCTGAAGGAAGTTTTTTCGGAAGTGAATCACTCGTAAGCCATGGCGACGATTACAAAGCGGGGAAAGGCAAATGTCGAGGGGATCGCGGGAACGATCGATGTGATCGTTTATCCGGTGGCGCAGACCGGGGACATGGAGATGAATTTCGAGGAGGAAATCATCAAGGATGTTCGGGGGTTCGATACAGCCTGGCTGGCGAGGAACAATCATTATCTTTCGAATTTCGCGTTCAAGCTGCTGGGCGACACGGCGGCGCACGCGGCAGCGGGCGGGGTATTCCTGGCGCCATTCGCGACAGTGACGTTGAGCGGATTTGATTTGGCGGCGTTCAACGGGACGTACCAAAATATTTCAGGGCAAAAGATCGACCTGGGGAACACGAAGGTAAGCGACCTGAACACGAAGTTCCGCCGGTACGACGACAGCACGCAGAATACGCTGTCACAAACCACACCGAGTTAGTCTTCTTATGCACGAGCTGGCCTTTGCCGACGCGGCGCGGCAAGCGCCGTGCGTTATCCTTGGGTTGGGGATGCGTCCGTTTTCAATCGGACACGAGATCCTGTTGCTGGCTCAAAGGAATCCACTGGTCTTCATCGAGGAGGAGTTCAATAAGCTACCGAAGGAGGAAAGGATCGCGGCGATCAAGAGGGCGGCGCTGATCTGCAACTCGAGCTGGAGGGAGAACGGCCGGCCGCAAAAGAATGTGCGGTTGTGGAATTGGATGACGCGAGGGGCGCATTGGGCGCTGGAAATTGCGGAATTTCGCAATTATCGGATGGCGGGCTCGAGCACGCCGGCGTCGCCAAGCCAGGAGAATTACGAGATCGCCAATGGATTGCAGAATGAAGAGGGGGGGCGTGAGTTTGGCGGGTGCCACCTGGCGCGAGTGCTGGCGTATGTGAGCTGCAGGGGAATGTTTTCGGCGTTGGGAGCGGAGACGCCGTATGACGTGCCGCTGGGCCTGGGGAATCATTTGTATCTGACGGCGTTGGAGATCGAGGGGCATTACCGGATCGAGAATCGGCGGGAGGCGCAGGTGAGGGAGGAGATGGAGCAACACCGCAGGGAGATTGCGAAGGAAAAAGCTGAAAGCGGAAAGCTGAAAACTGAAATAAAAGGCCGCCTCTCCCCTAACCCCTCTCCCCCACCTGAGCCAGGCCTGCCACCGGCGGAGAGAGGAACCGAACAGGGAGGAACCGAATAATGCCGGCATTGATGGCAGTGATATCGGGGACGTCGGTACCGCTAAAGCGGGAGATGGATGATGTGATGCGGGCAGCCAGGCGGGCGGGAATGGTGCTGGAGGAGAATTTGAATCCGAAGGGAGGCGGGCATGGGGGCCCGCTGAAATCGGGGGTGATTCGAGAATTGCTGGTTTTACTGCGGGAGATTGGGAGCGGCAACTGGACTCGGGTACCGGGAAGCTTGAGCCTTTTGATTCAGCGGATGGGGATGCTCAAGTTTTTGATCAATCCGATTACGATCGGTTTTGTGGCGATGGGAACGGCGGCGTTTTTCGTGATACGGCACTTCATGAAGTTGCGAGAGGAGGCGAAAAACCTGGCGGACCTGATGGATATAACGACGATCAAATTTTCCGAGCAATCGGCGCTGATGAAAAAGTCGATCCAGGAGGCGCAAGCGTTTAACGATTGGCTAAGGAACCTTGGAAAGTCGGAACAAAATCTGGGAGATCAAATCCAAGAAACGCTAAGGGGAATGCGCGAGAAAGCGCGTTTGGAACGCGAACTGGCAGCAGAGGGCGGTGCGAGCAAGAAGAAATTGGCGGACATGGATATTGCCGAGCTTCAGAAGGAAGTACACATCCTGGAGGTCGCGAAAAGGGAGGCGCACAGACAGATCGAGCGCGATAAGCGGCTTACGGCGGATGCCGAGAAGAGGAGAAATGATGTTACACGCGAGGGACAGCTTAAAAAGGCCAGCGATAGCGCGGCGGAGATGGCCCGAATCGTAGATGCGCTGAAAGAAAAGGTTAAAACGCAAAGGATATCGGAGTTGGGGGTTACGGCCACCGGAGACGATGTGATGATCGCGCGCGAAGCAACGGCGGAGGATGTTTTTAGCGTCAATGTCGGAGGCAAGGATTGGCATATGAGTCAGCGCCAGGCGGAGGAGAGACACAAAGAGTTGGAAGCGGCCGAACTGCGGTTGGCGCGAGAGCAGAAGGGCCTTGCTGACACCGTCGAAGCCCGCAAGAAAAAATCCCAGAAGGACGAAGCCGAAGAAGCTCGGGTGAATAAAGAATTGAGAGAGGCCAGAACAGACCTCCGCCTAAAACAACAGTACTTGCCGAAATTGGCAGAGGAGGCGGTGCGGTCGCGGGTGTTGCATGGGAATGTGACGTCGTTGCAGGGGGTTGGCGGGTACACGAGCCCGGCGTCGATCGCGCTGATTGATACGGCGAAGAAGAGCGAGCATCACCTGAAAACGATCAGGGACCATGTGGTGAGCCGCGCGCACGCCGGCAGCGGGATGAGGAGAGGGAAATTCTAATGGATCTGAGAGCGAAGATAAAAGGGAGCCTGCTGCCTTATTTGCAGAATGAGGTCTGGGATTTCGACCCGATCCGGGGGTACATCCACAGCTTCAATTTCAAGGGGGCGAGCCAGCCGGCGATGCTGGGCCTGCAGCAGGATTTCGTGAGGGCCGGAATTGCGTGCCGGCTGATCTATCACCAGGGGGAGACGGCCGGGCTGGAGGTGGAGGATGGGACGCAGCAGTACACGATCGATCAATGGCAGATTTTGGGGAATGAGGAGAGGCCGGATTGGATGCTGCATCCGACGGTTCAAGCGCTGGTGATTAGTGATGAGATCCAGGACGACTTTGGAACGATGCGACAGGGATTGCTGGATGGCACCGGCGGCGATCAGCTTTTTGAGAATGGCGGACCGGTGGACTATCTGCAGGGTGGCCCGGTGGACCGGATGTACCGGCAGGCGCTGGCGGGGGATACGGCGTTTCTACGGCCGCAGTACGTGCTGAGGCACACGACGAATGCGCCGAACCGGTGGGCGGTGAACATTGCGGATTTCGGGATCGAGAAAATTTATACGCCGGCGCAGCTTTTAAGCGAGGCGCAGAGTTCGGCATTGTGGATATTTCCTTTGCCGGCACGACTGGCTTACAAGATCGCGAACATTGAGGCGCCGACTTTCCAGCCGTTTTATCAATGGGGCTGGCTGAAGCAACCGAGCACGGAGACGAATGCGCCGCATAACCGAATCGAGATCGCGCAGGAGTATATCCTGTATCAGTGGAGCACGGATAAGTACGAACCCTATTAGGAGATGGAAGCTAGAAGATAGGAGATAGGGAAGAATCGGAATGGCCACAAAAGAGCACAAAGTTCACAAAAAGGGAGAACGATGAAGGGGTTTTTGCCACCAAGGCCGGATGGGGATGATGAGGAGTTTCTGTATCATCAATCGATCTGGGATCGAGTGCATGGACCGGCCGGACAGATCAACTCGAGTAACACGGTCATTGCGGAGAGGACGACGAAGGGAATCCGGTTGCGAGCGGCTGCAGGGGGCGGGGCGCAGTTCAGACTGCGGCTTTGCAAGGTAACGACGTTGTTCGAGGAGGATTATATCGGGGTGAAGTTGTGGAACCCGCTGGCAAACGATGGGGATGGTGATTTTGTGGGGCGTGAGTTTTTGGTGGCGAAGAGTATTCCGAGCCGGATGCCGGATGAGGAGACGATTGACCAGGATCTGATCGATTACACGTACGCGGATGATCCGGATGCGGATAATTACCGGAAGGCGCACCTGGCTGGGGATGATCCGAGCGAGTTCGAATGGCAGGTGGTGCATCCAAGGTACGTGGATGATGATCCGGACAACGGGCAGGAGGGGGATTTGATCATCGTGGCAAAGGTGAGCAACGGGACGGGGGTGTTGGATCAGGATGGGAAGCAGATCTATTTCGTGGAGCTGCAGCCGTGCCGGTATTGGGCGAAGCAGTTTTCGCAATCAGGCCCACCCTGATTTTTTACCGCTAATCTTCGCTAATAAACGCTGATGAAAAGCCACCTCTCCCCTAACCCCTCTCCACCAGAGGTGGAGAGGGGGACCGGCAAGGCTACGCGCGAGTCGGGCCTGCGATCAGCGGAGAGGGGGACCGAAGTATGAGTGAGACGATTTTGGAGAGTCCGTATCGGGCGTTGCAGGAGACGCGGGCGTTTGCGCTGGATACAGGCGGCAAAAGCGGAGTGATCTTTTGCGCGCATTGTTTTGCGTACGTGCGGACGGGAATACTGCTTCAGACGCAGGACCCGACGGATGGCCTGGGTATCGATGCGTTGATGCAGCAGGATCATTTGCAGATCGGCTTGCGAATGAATGCGCATGGGGCTGATCCGATGCCGTTCCATGATCAGTTGGGTTTTCCCCAACCGATCGAGAATTTTTATTCGGTGGTGTCGAGGGGTGATTTCCAGTGGAGAATCCGGCGGAAGGGTTACAACGTGGAAGCGGAGTTGAGCGGGTCATCGCTGGTTTATACGCGGTTGCGGGATGCTATCGAGCTGGTGAAGGGGTTTGCGGTGTATCCGAAGGATTTTACTTCCGGCAGCCCTGGGGCGGAGGTGCGGGAGACGAAGCTGGGGGCCAGCCTGGCTCTTTACCTGAAGGGGACGAAGGGGATCGTGGCGATTCATCCGCCAGGGGCGTTTCCGTTGCTGGAGCCGGCGACGTCGGCAACGGTCGTGAACCTGGCTGCGAGCGCGACGGCGGCGGACATGGCGGCGCTGGATGGAAGGTTCAACTTTTCGTGCGGGCCTGATGAGGTGTTGGTGTTTTGGATCGGGAAGCAGGATCCGGGGACGTTGCCGGATGCGGAGTTTGATCCGAGGGATAAGAAGTTGAAGTTGGTGTACTGAGGGGGAATTTTTACCGCCCGCCTGCGCTCAAACGCAGCTCCGGCGCGACAAGCTAATCTTCGCTAATAAGCGCTAATCAAAACCACGGAAGCCCGATTACGAGGACGAGGACGAGAACGAGGACGAGGGGGAGGGTTTGACTCGGGGCGTTGGGGGAAGTGGCGGATCTCAAGTTATTCAATAATATCTCGAATAATACGCTGGTTGCCGGGCAGAAGAGCACGCAGCCGGTGGATCCGTCGAGCCTGCCGCTGTACTTCGGGGACACGCTGAACCTGATCATTTACCTGTTGCAGATCCCGACGGGGTATAACGCGCAGGATCCGAGCAATTCGACGCTGGAGACGGTGACGACGGCCGGATTGCAGCTTTTCCTTTACCTGGATGATGGGGTGGTGGGAGGGACGATCTACACGCAGCAGGTGGCTTTCGCGACGGATCCAACGAACTCGTACTTTTACGGAACGCTGGCGTTGAACACGCCGGCCTTGCAGACGTTGCTGGGGACGAATACGAGCGCGCCCTGCTGGTTGAAGATGGGGTACGTCCAGAACGGGGTGCAGACGACGACGTTGAGCAAGCAGGTAACGATCGGCGTGGGGATCCCGGTGGGGGCGTTGGTGGTACCGGCGGGGTTGACGCCGTTGAGCCAGGAGGTGGCACAGGCTGAGTTTTTCCCACTGCAGCCGAAGGCGGGGCTGGCGCTGTACCTGGAGAGTCCAAACGGGAAGATCATCGCGGTGGTCGCGGTGGATAATCCGGATGGGACGGCGAGCCTGCAGGCGAACCCGGTTAATTAGCCACGAAAGAACGCAAAGAACACAAAGGAAAACCAAAACTTTTTACCGCTAATCTTCGTCCGCCTGCGCTCAAAAGCAGCTCCGGCGCGACGAGCTAATAAAAACCTAATGAAGACGAAAAATTTAAGCACGGCCACCTCTCCCCTAACCCCTCTCCCCCAGAGGCGGAGAGGGGGACTGTGCGCGAGCCAGGCCTGCCACCGGGCCGGCTATGTGGCTTTCTGCTTTCTGATTTTTGCTTTCTGCTTTTCGGGATGGGCACAGCAGACGATTACGACGGCGACGGTGACGTTCACGAACGCGGCGGGGACAACCAATGGGCAGACGATTTCTGTGAATGGAGTGGTGCGGACGTTCACCAATACGATCACAACGGCAAATGTGCAGGTGGCGACGGGGACGAATATTGGGATCGCATCGAGCAACCTTTTCCTGGCTTACGCGAGTTTTCCCCAGGCGAACACACTCATCTCGAGGCCGGCGACGAACATTGTGCAGTTCCAGAGCTATCCGGGGTTTGCGCTGACGGTGCTGGCGGGAACGAGCCCGACGGGCTGGGCGAGCGTGAGTTACTCGACGAACACGCTGACGAGCATGACGGTGGTCCGGGTACCGCGGAGCGGGATGGGGAATTATGAGCGGACAAATGTGGAGAGCGGATTGATCGAGTTGATCAGCTCGAATGAGGCGACGAACATTGTGCCGCTGACGGCGCCGGCGTTCATTTTGTATCGGCCGATCGACGCCGCGGGCCTGACGAACTTCATTCTGGCGATGGGGACGCGTTGCACGAATTTCTCGCTGATCCTTTCGCAGAACGGAACGAACTTCACGGTGGCGGTTTCGAATTACTTCCAGGGATTGTGGGACACGCTGGGGACGATGGCGTTTGAGCCGGCGGCAAACTTTCAGCCTGGCTGTGATGTGCTAACGAACATTTGCGCGCTGGGCAACTCGATACTGTCGGGCCTGAGCTACATCGAAAATCCGGATAATATCCTGCTGAAGCATACGAATGGGGTGGAACGGTTGCGGGCGAATGAGGGAGGGGATTTCACGGCGAAGTTCGAGGATGGGACAACGTTCCTGGATGCGGACACGAGCCACAATATCAAGCTGGAGAGTTCAGGAATTAACCGGTTTGAATCGACGGACGGCGGCGAGACGGTGATCCGGAGCAAGTCGGGGAATAATGGGCTGTCGGTCCGCGGGGATACGGATGCGGTGCAGATGTATGGGGTGGCGAGCGAGAGCCTGCAGAATTGGCCGGCGACGTTGATTGGGACAACAACGAACTTCCTGAGCGATGCGGACAATTCGGGGACGTCGGATACGACGGTGGATAGCTTCAATGTGCCGGCGAACACAATGACCAATAACGGGGATGGTGTGATCCGGAATATCGGGGTGAAGTTTTTGAGCGGGGGAGGGACGAAGCGGGTGCAGGTGTATTTCGCCGGGACGAGCATTTTTGATTCGGGCGCGGTGTCGGCGAGCTCGGAGAGTTATGTCTCGATCCGGTGCGAGGTGACGCGGCGGGACTCGAGCACGGTGGCGTACAACAGCGGGGCGACGGGAACGATTGATGGGGCGGGGACGTCGTTTGCGAAGGTGGGAACGATCGGAGGGTTGGATTTCAGCACGACGAAGAACTTTTACATCATCCTGACGAGCTCGAGCAGCGGGGCGTTTCTGCGGGTGCAGAGCGATAACACGAGGTGGGCGCCGAGCCCGGCGTGGGCAGGGTTTAATTGAAAAGCTGAAAGGTGAAAGCTGAAAACTGAAATGAAAAATAAAGAAGCCACCTCTCCCCTAACCCCTCTCCCCCAGAGGCGGAGAGGGGAACCGGCAAGGCGCCCAGGTCAGGCCCGCCACCGGCGGAGAGGGGGACCGCTACTCTGCTTTCTGCTTTTTGCTTTCTGCTTTTCAGGGTGGGCGGGGACGGTGGATGCGACTTATACGTTCACGGATTTTCAACTGACGGCGCAGGCGGTGCGGAGGGTGACACAAACGCCGCTGGAGCCGTTTGCGGATTATAACGGGGCGATCTTGAGCGCGGCGCCGCGGTCGATTGTGACGGGGACGAATGGGAGCGTGACCTTCAGCAACACGGTGGCGGGATACTCGTATCGGGTGACGTTGGACACGCCGTATGGAAGCACGGTGCGGACGTCGGGGTACCCGGCGAACTTGAGCGGGCCGGTGAACGGGAGGGATTGGCTGGGAGAGCAGAAGGGGATGCGGTTTTATTATTTGTATAACACCAATGGGGCGGGCCTGGCAGTGGCGGCGGGAACTAACCTGACGATGGTGCGCGTGGCAGGGACGAACACGCTCAACCTGGCTGATCCGCTGGTGCTGGGTGATTGGCGGATTTCGCACGGGACGGCTGGAGGCGATTTGACATTCTTTAACCTGACGGATCTTGGGCAAGTGCGGATAAGATCGGATGGGGAATTCATACTCGATAACTCGCAGGGAGGAAGATTTATCGGCGATGGATCGGGCCTCACGAATTTATCATCGGCCGGGGCATTGACGAACAATGAGGCGCGAGACGTGCGGCTGAACAGCAGCCTGAAAATAGTGCAACCAGGTCCTGGATTTTCGATAAGCGTGACCAACAATCAGGGTTCGAACACTTTTGTTTTGGACGACGGGGGCAATGCAACCTTTTTGGATACGGTGACAGCGGTGCAGTTCAACGGAACGGTGCCGGCGTCGGATATCAGCGGGAAGATCCCAAATGACCGGCTTTCTGGAATGACAAACATGGCGATGATGACGCCGTATGATTTTGGAGCGGCGGGCGACGGGGTTACGGATGACACGGCGGCGATCTGGCGCTGGGTGGATACGTGCAGCAAAAGCAATTGGATTGCTTATCTGCCGCCGGCATTTGGCGACTATTACAAAATCACGGATGCGATCAACATTACGAATTTCACCGGGCTGAGAATTTTAGGAGCTGGCGGGCAGGTGGTAGGAACATCTCCAGTGGTGACACGGTGCCGCATTCACCAGATGACGTCCGGGAAAGACGGGTTTGTGATCGGCCGGACGAACAATGGGGCGGTAACGCCAGACCATATCGTCATCGAGGGAATCGCGATTACGGCAGAGACCTATAACTGGACATCGAGGGGGATTGCGTTCGCTGGCACGGCGGCGGATTCGGACTGCGACACCGTTCGAGATTGCACGGTGCGAAACTTTGGCAAGGGGATTTACCTGCGGTCGGCGTCGAGCATGGAGATTGTGAATTGCTCGGTCGGCTACGGCTGCGGAGAGGGGATTCGGATTGGTGACAGTTCGGCGGTGGGCGGCGGCTCACAGGTTATCAACGGAGTTTACCTGAGGATGATTCACATGGGGCAGTGCAAGACGAACGAGATCCATTGCGATGGCGGGTCGGCGATTCTGATTGATTCGTGTGACGCAGGAACAGGAGAGGCGACGGATCATAGCGGAGATAACGAGCATGGTTTACTGATCGAGAATGGGGCGGACGTGACGGTGATTAACTGCATCGACTGGCAGGGGACGAGCCTGGCAACGAATAGTTTCATTGTGGCGGATGGCGGGGCGATTCCTGGAGGCGTGACGCTTAAGCTGATTAACGTGGCCGCTGGCGGAACAAGCTGCCCTTACGCGCTGGTGGCAACGAACGCAAGGGTCTATGTCGAGAGGTTTGTGGGAACGGCGGCCAATACGCCGGCAGTGCTCTGGAACGGGCAGCCGCAAGATCTGACAGCGATCGGTTCGGCAATCCAGGTGACAATCGTTTTTGGTCGGACGGAAACGGAAACCATTGTTCCTGGAATCCCGACGTACTATACGGGGTCGGCGATCAATTCCTTGCCGGGAGGGTCGATCGCGAGCCTGCGAACATCGGATGCTTCTGAGATTAGCGATCGGCTGGATTTCAGGGCGCGGTTTACTTATGGCGGCTCGGGGGCGCACGGGGCAACGGAGACGGTCAATCTGCTGGACTTTCACCAGATGGAGGCGGATGGAGCGATTACCAATATTCACGGGGACAACGTGAACATCAATTATTCGACCGGGACAAAGGCAACGACCAATGCCGGGCAAGTCACCCTGACAGCGACCAACTCATGGGTAATCGCCGGGCCCAGCATTACGGTGACGACGAATTTGCAATCGAATGGCGAGAGGGATTTCACGGTTTCAGCCACAAACCAGCCTTATGCAGTTTTTTGGCAGCAAAAAAACGCGGGGACGGATGGGGACCATTTTACGAGCGCGACGTGGACGAACA